AAAATTAGTAAAATAGAAGATTTGCCGTTATCTTGGTATGAAAAAGCTATTGAAAAACTATCAAAGTAAAGATATGGGAGTGTCATTTAAAAGGCATTCCGTGTGTAAAATATTGTGAGAGTAAAGAAAAATATTTATGTGGAATGAATTATAAAAAGTTACTTTTAGTATCACATAAATAAAATTAACATAAATAATAATCATATTTATTGACTTAATAAGTATGATTTGCAATAATTAATAAAACAAAAAAAGGAGTTTTGAATGGAAAAGATTTTGGTTGATGGTGAACTATATAATGCAGAGACTGGTGAACTAATAAATGAAGTTGAACAAATAGAAGTCGAAGTTATAGAGAATACTCTACCTGATATTATTTGTAACGGGGGAACTCATATTAAAACAAATACTATCCAATTAAAAAAAGAACTAGCTATTTATTTAGCAAAATATGATGTTGAAGTAACAGAAGATACAGAAAAAGATTGTTCTAAAATGGCAACTGAATTAAATAAACTAGCTGGAAATTTAGATAAAAAGAGAAAAGAAACTGCTACTATTATTAAAAAACCAGCAGATGAATTAAAAATAGCTATTGATGAATTAATTGCAATTGTTCAAGAAAAAAGAACTTCTATTTTAGATGGAGTAAATGTATTTAAACAAAAAAGATTTGAAACAATTAGAAATTTATTGAAAGCCAGACTAAATGTTTTATATATTGATAATAAAATAAAAGAAAAATATAGAACATTAGACATTGAGCCTTTAGTAGTTGAGGGAAGTTTGGCAAAAGTTGCTTTGTCTAAAAATGCAATAGAATCTTTAGAATCAATGGTTAAAAGAGTTGAATTATTACAAAGTCAAGTAGAAATAAGAACATTGGAAATTAAAATTAAATGTGATAATGCTGGATTAATTACTCCAATAGAATTGGATGAAGTTCAAAACATTATAGAAAATGAAAATTATAATGAATTAATTGAATCAATGATTAAAAAAAGACTTGAACTACAAGAGCAAGTAAAAAGACAAATGGAACAACAAGAACAAAGAAAACAAGATTTAAAAAAAGAAGAGGAGTTAAGAAAGCAACAACAAAAAGAAAATGAAGAAAAGCAACAAAAAGAAAAAGCTATTGAACAACAAAAAGAAACTGGTAAAAAGATTGTTAAATTAGTTGCAACTTTTGAAGTGGAAGTTAATGCAGATGTTGCAGACAATAAAGTATGGTCAAAATATGTAGTTGAATTACAAAAACAATTTAGTACATTTATAAATTTAGAAATAAAATAGTCATTGTTTATGAAAATAACTCTTAAATTAGAAAATGGATATTTTATACCATACGATAAGCTAGAAAAAGATAAAATAGATAAATTAAAAGATGGGATTTATCAAGTTGAATTATCAAATTTAGACTTGAGAACATTGACACAAAATAGAGCATTTCATCTTTATTTTAATATGGTAGCAGTACAGCTTAATAATAGTGGTTTATACATTAATAAGCTAATAAGAGAAGATAAGTATAAGGCTGATATAAACTGGTCAGGAACATTAGTTAAAGAGCAATTATGGAAGCCTATACAATTAGCTATTTTAGATAAAAAATCTACAACTCAATTGGAGAAAATAGAAGTTGATAGAATATATAATACTTTAAATAGGTATTTATCAAATATGGGTATTAGCGTACCATTTCCAAACGCTGAAATTAAAATAAAAAAGGATTAGAAAATGCAAGATTTTATATCTTGGGTTATTAAAAATAGTAAAAATCATATTACGGGAACACAATTAGGATTTATAACAATGGGTGCAGAGTTATATATAAAATATTTAGAGCAAATTAAAAAATAAAAAAGGATTAAAAAATGGCATTACCAATAATACAATTAGTAGGTACTTTAAAAAGAACTGGGTTAACTTATGTTCCAAGTGGAAAAGCTTTATATAAATTTCAATTAGAATGTAGCGAAAAGAATATAAAAGGTGAATATGATAATTTATATATTAGTGGTGAACTTTGGGATAAACAAGCAGAATTTGCAAACCAATATTTTAAAGATGGAAGTGTTGCGGTAGTAACTGGAAAATTAGTTACAAAAAGTTATGAAAAAAATGATGGAACAAAAGTATATGAAAATAAATTACTATTTCCATCTATTAGTTTTATTCCTAAAGATAAATCAGATAATCAAGAAACTCAAATACCACAACAAAAACAAGAGCCAGCAATTGAGTATGAAACTTATAGCGAGGATATTTCAGATGTTATCCCATTTTAAAATGTAACACTAGGTAACATAAAAACAAATTTAAAGATAGATTTAGCCTAAAAACTAGATTTATCTTTTTTTATAGATTATAATTAAGAAAAAAAGAGGAGTTAAAGAATGTACAAAATTGGAGATAAATTAAAATTAAGTGATAATATTACACAGTTTGGTAATTTTACACCTAATATAGATTATGAAATTGTGTCACAAAGATTACAAGATAGAAAGTTTGTTATCTTTGATAATAAAAACAATCCTGAATATTTTGATGAAAAAGAATTATCATATTATTTTGCATTAATAGAAAAAAAAGAAACACATAGAAGTCATAATGTGGGTTCAAGTAATTATTCAAAATTAAAAATACAACCTTGGGACATTTGGAAAGAGTGGAGCTTAAATCCTTGGGACGCAGATATCGTTAAAAGAATTGGAAGAACTAAATCTATTCCAAATATGACAAAGCAAGAAGCTAGAATAGAAGATTATGAGAAAATAATACATAACTGTGAAGAAAGAATACATCAATTAAAAGAAGAAATGAATGAATACTAAATCAATCTTATATCATTTACTATTAAGTTACTCATTAAAAGAATTAATAGACGGAAGTATTTACCATTGCAAAATAGACTATAAAGCAATTAAAAAATCAAGTGATAGCATTTTGACTAGCTTTAAAAAACAAGCTACTCCACGACAGATGGACGATATAAAAAGACTATTAAAGTTAATTAATGAGAAGTCGCAAGATTTAAATAGGGTATCTTGGGAAATGATGGCTATTATAGCTATTAACTGGTTGGTAAATGAAGAGCAAGAGACTATGGCTAAAAGTAGATTTATGCATTTACCTATATATACAATTATGGATAAGTTTAATAAATCTTACAAAGAAGATTTCAATAGACATTGTGACTTTTTTGAGTCAATCGTTGAAAATATAAAATAAAAAGGAAAAAAATGTTAAATGAATGTTTAAATTTAATAAATACAAAAATAAAAGTTAAAGGAGAAGATAAAACTTTAACAGAAAATTTAAAAGTTTGGAGAAAAGAAAGAAATATATCAAAAGCTGATTATTTAGTTTTTGTTGGTAATATTTTAGAAGAGCTATTGGAAGTTACTTATACAAAAAATGAAATTGAAGCAATAAAAAATGAAATTATAGATAGATATTTTTTCAGACCTATTGGAACTATTAATGAGTTAGATATTGTTGATACAATAAAAGATATAAAAGTATTTTGTGTAAATGAAACTGAACTTATGGGTTATGATGATGTAAAAACAGATAATGAAGTATTTAAGCATATTAATTGTAGAAAACAAAATCCTATTCAAAAAGAACAATGGGAAAAATTAGGAGCTTTTGGAAAATGGGAAAAAGATAGACAACAAAATCAAGATGAAATTTATCAACCTAATTATGAAAGTTGCAAATTATGATGGAAAACAAAGAACCAAACTTATATTTTAAAACATATTCACCAATAATCGCAATACTAATTGTATTCATTATTGGATATGGTTTCTTTTCATTTGTATCTGATAGTATTGATTTTATTGCAACAAATTATATTAAATAGTTACAAAAATACACACTAAAGCAAAATAAATCTAAAAATATTAACTTATTATTGATTATTTTGTTGAGGTATGTAATAATTGAGGTAAGAAAAAAAGAGGAGATTTAAATGAAAGAACAAATTAGAAAACAAAAAATTAAGATACTAAAAAGATTAATGGCTTTAAATAAAGAATATCAATCTTTAGTTAAGTATTATTAGGAGTTTAAAATGAAAAATCAAAATATAAAAGAGCTTATATCTAAAGTTGAAAAAATAATGGAAGATAATAATTGTAGATTATATGATAGTGATATTTTAAAAGCTGTTAAAAGTGCTACCTTTGATTATAATGTAGTTGACGGATATAAAAATATAAGTATCAATTTTAATGAATTAATACAATTTAATAAAGGGTAATGATGAAAAATGATTTAATATTTGTAGGATTAGTTTTAGTAGCTATTTGTTTCAGTTTAGAAAGCTACCAGAACAATCAAGAACTGAAAAGGATACATAAGTTAGTCGAAGTTGAAAGAACAGCTAAAATTGAAGCTATGAGGTTAGCTATTGATATAAACAATACTTTAGCGATACACAGAGAAATGAATTTATCTTTAAATGTTGAGATTGATAGCTTAATGAATCAAATTAACGAAAATAAAGAGTTAGACAAATTAAAAAAGGATTTACGGTAATGTAGATAATAAAAAGCTTGTATTAGCTTTAGCATTCACCGAGTCAAGTCTTAATTATAAAGTAAAACATAAAAATGATGTAGCAAAAGGAATATGTGGAGTAGTTCCAAAATTTCATAAAGAGTTATTAAAAGAAAATAATGTAAAGATTAATAGCCTGAAGGCTTGTGAAGTTATTTATAATTACTATTTAGAGTTAAATAATGGTAATAAAATTGCAGCACTTAAAGACTATAAAGGAATTGAGTCAAAATCAAATATGTATTTGGTTTATAAAGTTATAGAAAATGAGGAAAAGATAAAATGATAAAAACAATAACAAAACAACAATTTAGAGATATGTCAATTCCAACAATTGATAAAGAAAATAAAGCTATTGAAGCTAAAATGGAGTTGTTTCCAGTAAATAAAGGTACTATCAACGGAAATGTTTATAGTATTGAAGTAAAAGAGTATGAAGATGAAGTTATATTAACTAAAATTGGGAGCAAATAATGAAAGCAATAGAAATATTAAAGCATTATGTTCATAGCATTGTTCCAATAGAATATTCACCTACTTTCGTAAGTGAAGCAATAAAAGAACTTGAAGAATTAAAAGAAAGAATACTACATTTAGAAAGTATTGAAACAGATATGATTATGAAAGAAAATAGAAGTTGCATAGGTTGCGTTAATTCAATAAAAAGCAATAGTCAATATTGTATATCATGTTCAATACAATATCAAGACAACTTTAAAATTATAAAAAATAAGCAATAAATAACTAACTTTTAGCTATAATTATCCTAATTTAAAAAGGAGAGTTATGGAACAATATTACGAAGTATTAGAACTAATGAAATATGATTTAGATTTAGTATCTTATGTAATATCACACCATAGCGAAATTAAAGACAAAAATAAAATCTTAAAGAAGTTAGAAAAATATGAAGTCAAAGAGTTCTTAGAGATATTCAATGTAATATTAGAGAATAAAGATGATGCACTTTTAATAGCTAATATGATTGAGTTTAAAAGCGAGATTGATTATATTAGATACTTGAAAGATAAGCTAATCTTGAATGATGTTTTATTTGCTAATTGGGAAAAGAAAAAAGTAGTTAGAAATAAATCGCAAGTTATTAAGAAAAGTAAGCCAAAGAGTAAAAAGAGAAGAGTGATTAAGAAAGTAGTTTGTAATAAAAATTTATTAGATTTTATGGAGTAGAAAAATGACAATAGAAGATTTAAAAATAAGCAATGAAGTGTTACATTCAAAATATATAGAATTAGAACAAAAGTTGCAAAAGAAAAATGAGATATTAAAAAAAGCTAGAATAAAAAGAAAAAATCAAAGAGAAGAGTTACATAAGTTAAATCTTAAATTACAAAAGTGTATTAGTTTAGAAAAATATAATGAAATAGTAGATGAACTAAAAAAAGATATTGATTTAAAAAATGAAATAATAAGAGAATTGGAAGCAGAAAATATAGAAATGGGAAAATTAGTTAATCTTAATAAGAGTGCATTAGGATTAATGGGGGCAACAAAAGATTTATCTATATGTAGAGTTGAGGAACAACAAAAAGAAATAGAAAAGCTAAAAGCAGTTATTGAGTATTTAGAGAGTAAAGTAAAATGAATATAAAAATAAAAGATACTAAAGAAATACAAACTGAAATTAAAAACAAGATAGATGAATGTATTTCTTTTTTAGAAAACTGTAATGAAGATGAATTAATAGGAAGATTATATAGCCTTGAATCAAAAATACAAAATGATGATATGAAGTCAGGATTAGAATTATCTATACTAACTTATATTATGCACGAATGTGTAGATGGTATATAATGAAAAAACTAATATCAGCTTCATTTATAGTATTTCTAAAGATATTTGAACCGATAAGAAGTAATGGAAGTATTAAGATTAGTGAAAGATTTGATTTAAAGGGGAAATAATGTTTGGATTTTATACTAAAAAAGAAGTAAAAGAATTAGTTGAAAGCAGAAGTCATTATATAAGAGCTTATACGCAATTAGATATGGAATATACAAAAACAATAAGAGAAAATAACAAACTAAGAAAAACTATTTTAGAACTAGAAAGTAAACCACCAAAAACAATTATAAAATATGTTAAAAGGTAATTAATGGCAATAGATAAGAGTATATGGGCTAAAATAAAAGCTGATTATGAAGCTGGAAATATAGAAGAAGATAAAGCCTTTACTCAACTATCAGTTATATACAAAGTAGATAGAACAACTATAACTAAAAAAGCTAAAAAAGAAGATTGGATATATGGAAAAAATCACGGAATAATCACATTAGAAAGTTCGACAATAAAGGACTTTCAAGAATTACAAAATAAAAAATCACATTTAAATCACACTGAATTAAAAGCAGTTGAAAAAGGTGTAAAAAGAGAGCTAGAAAAAGAGGGAATAAATACTAATACTTTTCATTTAGCACAAATAATACAATCTCAATTAATAGAGGCAGTACCGCTTATGAAAATAGATGATTTAAAGCCTAAAGATATAACAAGTGCAATGAAAGATATACACGATATGGTTAATCCAAAAGTTGATACAAACATTAGAGTAGATAATAACAATACTAATCAAGAAGTAAAACAAATTCAAATTGTAGTTGAATAATGACAATAACACTTAATCGAAAGCAAATGGATTTTCTAAAATCTACTGCTATAAATACTGGATTTGTAGCTGGACTAGGTTCTGGAAAGTCTTACATTGCTACACTTAAAACAATACTTAAAAAAATCAATCACCCTGAACTAACAGTAGCTTATTATTTGCCCACTTATGGATTAATTAGAGATATAGCCTTTGATAAATTTCCTAGTATGTTATCCGAGATGGGATATGAATATAAATTAAATAAATCAGATAAAGAAATACACATTAAAGATTATGGAAAGATTATATTCCGTTCAATGGATAATCCAGAAACAATAGTAGGTTATGAAGTATTTTATTCAATAATAGATGAGTGTGATATTTTACCTCAGGATAAAATGACTATTGCATACAATAAGATAATGGCTAGGAATAGGCAAAAGTGTATGAAAGGCACTATTAATCAGATTGATGTTGCTTCAACTCCAGAGGGTTTTAAATGGTTCTATAAAAGATATGTAGAGCAATTTAATAAAGAAACAGATTTATTAGTAAGAGCTTCAACCTATGAAAATAAGCATTTACCACCTCAATACATTACTAACTTAGAGCAACAATATCCACCTAATCTATTAAAAGCATATCTAAATGGCGAATTTGTAAACCTATCAAGTGCAAATGTATATTCATATTTCAATAGAGAAACTCATCACTCAAATATTGAAGCAACAGACAATGAAACTTTATTTATCGGTCAAGATTTTAACTATAACTCTTGCGTGAGTATTATATTTGTAAGAAGAGAAAATCATTTTATCGCAGTAGATGAGATAATATCTAAAGATACTAAATCCGTAGTCGATAATCTTAAATATCAATATCCGAATAACTACAAGATTATCTATCCCGATGCTTCTGGAAAGAATAACAAAACAAGTGCTGCTGAAACAGATATTGCAATATTAAGAAATGCTGGATTTACTGTATATGTAAATAATTCCAACCCTTATGTAAAAGATAGAGTAAACATTGCTAATAACTGTTTTGATAAAATGAAAGTATTAGTTAATACGAATAGATGCAAAAGACTAACCGAATCATTAGAACAACAAGCTTATGACATTAGAACGGGGGAGCCTGAAAAGTCAAATGAGCACCCATCAAAAGATGACTTTAACGATGCCTTTGGATATTTCTTAGCTTATGAGTTCCCTATAACTCAAAGACACTCAACAGCTAAATTAATGGGTATTTAGATATAATTTGATAAATTAAAAGGGGTTTGAATAAAAGTAATAGATAAATATAAAGAAATAATATCACTTCAAAACAAGTTTAAAAATATAACAGTTGAATTTTTACTATTTGATAATTTTACTTTTACTAAACAATTTAAAAATGAAGATGAAGTAATGTCTTTTATGGAAAAAGAATATTATATTTTAAAATGCGAATGTTTAGAAAAAAGTAGAAAAGAGCTTAATAGAAAAATAGATAATCAAAGGAATCAACTATTTAATTTGAATAAAGCTTATAATAAATTAAAATAGTTACCAATGTACACACTAAAACAAATTTATCTTTGGTTTTGTGTGAATTGTTTGGAGTTTTGATTGTTGTGTGGTATAGTTAAATAAAAAATGAGGAGTTTTACAATGGAAATATCAAAAGAACTATTAAGTGAAGTATTAGAAAATGAAGTAGTAAAATTTGAAATTGTATCAACTAAAAGAATTACACAAATTAGGATTTGGTATAAAAATACTAAATGGCATATGTATGAAAGTTGGGATATTTATCATTTAGCTTATAAATGTAAAGAATTGGCATTTAAAAATCACAAGATAATAATTAACAGTAGAACAACATCAAAAACTAAACCAATTAATGGATATGCAGAAATAATAAAAAATTGCGATTATTTATATGGAGATTATGCAGATACCGAAATTGAAGCAATATTTAAAGCTTGTCAATGGATATTAGACAATAAATAATATAAATAACTAACCACTCCCACAAATAGGATATAATTATCTAAAAAAGGATAACTATGTCCGTAAATAAAGTAAGTAACCAACATTTACTATTCAAAGCACATCTTGAAGATTGTATCAAAATGCGTACAGTCTTTGAGGGTGATAAAGCTATTAAAAAAAATGCTGAAACTTATGTACCTAAAAATAAAGGAGTAGATAAAGCAGATTATGATGCTATTATCCAAAGGTCAGTATTTGAGAACTTCACCGAAGCTACTGCAAAAGGAATAAGTGGATTAATATTTGCTAAAGAGCCTACAATCTCACTTCCTATATCGTTAGAATTATTAAAAGATAATATCGATATGGACGATAATACAATCGTAGACTTATCTCAAAATATAGTTAACGAATTGATGGAAGTTGGACGATGTGGACTTTTAATTGATGTTCCAAACATTGATACAAAAGGAATGAGTAAGCCACAAACAGACGCTTTAAACATTAGAGCATTTACTAAGCTATATAAATCAGAAACTATAATCAATTGGCGTTATGAGTCTATTAACTCAGTTAATAAGCTTACATTGTTGGTATTGCACGAAGTTTATGAAGATTGGACTGATGATTTTACTGCTGAATATAAAAACAGATATAGAGTGTATAGATTAATCAATAATGTTTGTAATGTTGCAGTATATGAAGAAAAAGATAAAACATTTATTGCTACTATGGAATTTAAACCAGTAATGGCTAATAGAAAAACTATTAATTACATTCCGTTCATTCCATTAACTTATAAAGATATTTCAATCATTCCAGTTAAGCCACCTTTGATGGATATTGCAAATATAAACCTTAATTACTATGGTGTAGCAGTTGAAAGAAGAAATGTTATACACTTTGTAGGTAATCCATTTTTTATGGGTAAAGGTATTAATACTAGGGCAACAGATGGAAGTGACATATCTATTACTTTAGGTTCATCTATTGCACAAATATTCCAAGAAGTTAATGCTGATATGAAAATAGTAGAAACTCAAGGAACTGGATTAGCATTTAATGAAAGTTATCTAAACGATTGTAAGTCTACTATGGCAGCATTAGGAGCTAGATTATTAGTACCAGAAGCTAATGCACAAATTAGCGAAAACACTATGCAAATGAAAACAGCTGGTTATCGTGCTACTATTATGCAAATTGCAAACACAGCTTCAAGAGCTATAACTCAAGCTTTAAAGATTATTGCTGAATGGGAAGGACAAAATCCAGATGAGGTTAAACTTGAACTTAATACAGACTATAATCTAAGTGAAATGGATGCCCAAACAATTACAGCACTTGTTACAGCGTGGCAAATGGGAGCTATTAGACAAGAAGATATGTTTAAAAAGCTACAAAAAGGTGAGATTATTGAAAGTGAGATTAGCTTTGATGATTATAAGAGTAATTTAGAGGTAGTAAGTCCAATTTTATAAGAGGGGATTAACCCTCTTTGTTAGTTTTATTCTCTAATATCCATTGACAAGCTTTAAATATTGCTTCCGGTTCTGTGTCTGCATAAAATGTTTTAGTATGCCCCAAACATCCAAAAGTCAAAGTCATATACCCTAATTTTTCTCTTTTTTGTTTTTCCACATTAAATTTATCTTCGTAACCGCTTCTCTGCCTATAATATCTATTATTTGTAGGTTTATTATCAAATCTAAATTCAAATGCCCATTCTTTACATTTATTAGCTAATTCGTATATGTTTATACTTCTGTTACAAAAAGTTTTACCGCTCCATTGATTTTTTGAAACTTTATTGTATTCATATCCTATGATATTTTTTTGTTTCATTTGACATGAAATAGTCTCTATTTTTAAAACTTTGCTTAATAACTCTTTAGTAATTATATTTTCCATCATACCGCCCTTTTTTTAATCTTTTTCTTACCCAAACTATACCAAAACCAAATCCACAAATCAACTATTTAGCTATAATATAAATATAAATTTACATAATGTGTAAAAAGGTAACTGATTAATGCAAAGTTTTAGATTAGATAGGGAATATGTAGATATTCTTTGGGTTTTATTGTAAAATTGGATAAATTAAATAAGGGGTTTAAATATGCAAATATCAAAAGAATTAATATCAGAATCAGTTCCTTTTGAAAATTTAATAAATAGAGAGTGGAACTACAAGATAATAGATAACATTTTAATAATTACATATAATATAAATAAATATTTTGATGGGAATACTAAGCAAATAAATATTTATGAATTTGTATTTAAGTTAAAAGAATGGGCTATAAATGAGGGATATACTATCATTAGTGGTTATGATAATGATTATATGGGTGAAAAATATAATAAGAGAGTATTTGGATATTGTTGCCAAATTCAAGATAAAGAGTTTAACATAAAAGATTTTTATGAAGATAATGAAATAAATGCAATTATTAAAGCTTGTCAATACATATTCAATAAAAGGTTAATATGCAAAATCTAACAGATGAAATAAAAGACCTACTACTAACTAGAAGCTTACTCCTCCAAAGGGTAAGCAATAGTCTAACTAAAGACATAATCAATGCCTATGTATCAGTAATCGATGATATACTAGCTCAAATTGCAACGGGTAAAAACATTAACTTAGCGAATATGAATAAAATCATAAATGAACTTAACGCAAAGCTAACGCCTAATTTAACAAGTGTAAATGATGATTTAGTTCAACTTGGAATTAGTGAAGCAAGTTATGTAGCGAATGGGATTAATGGAGCTATTGGTATTGATTTAGTTAGTAAACTACCAACTGATAGAACCGTGCAAAAGATAGTTAATACTTCTTTGATGGACGGATTGACTCTGTCTAGTTGGTTAGAAGATAAAGATAATAAGCTAAAAATGTTATTAAAAGATAATATTCAACAAGGCGTTATTCAAGGCGAAACAATACCTCAAATAGTATCAAGATTGAAAGGTGTATTAACTATTAACAAAGAAGGAGTAAAGGCTTTAGCTATTACAGCAGTTGCAACAGTAACTAATCAAGTAAGAATGCAGACATACAAAGAAAATGAAGACATATTTAAAGGATATGAACATAATTCAACTTTAGACAAATCTACAACTTTAATTTGTAGTAGTAGAGATGGAGCTTTTTGGGATTTAAACGGAAAAGGATTAAATGCAAAAGGCAAACAGTTTAAATTTATGATTACTCCGTTACATTTTCGATGTAGAAGTTTAATTTTACCTATTGTTAAATCATTCAAAGAGTTAGGAATTCCACTTGATGAAGTTCCAATCGGTACAAGGTCATCTATGGACGGATATGTTTCAAGAGATACAACCTTTGAAAAATGGTTTGAGGGTAAACCTAAATCATTCCAAGAAGAGTATTTAGGAGTTCAGCGATATAAATTATTCAAAGATGGTGTGATTAATTTTAGTGATTTAGTTAATCAGAATGGAAGAATGTTAACGGTTGGAGAGCTAAAATTAAAATATATTATAAAATCAGCAAGACCTAAATAAGGATTATGTTTAAGAGGAATATAGTTAATATACTTCTCTTATGATATAATATAATTTAACAAACGATAATCCTCTGCTTTGAAATATTGCATTTCTTAATTACGATTATCTTTTATTATTTCTTATCCATTCGCAAACTTTAAATATGCTTATTGGTGATGATAATTGCCAACTTATTCCGTAATCGTAAATATCATCTAGCCCATTTGAATACGCCTTACAAGTCCATAGTTCATCTTCATCAATATCTATATAATCAATTATTGTATATCCATGTTTATTAGCCCAAGTCTTGCAATCATTTGCCAATATATACTTATTGATAATTATTGCTGGATTATTAAATCTTGAGATAAAAATATTTTCTTCTCCTTGTATATGTGCAACATCATCATATCCATATATATCACTTACTAATTCATTACTAATCATTTTGTTTCTCCTTGTGTATTAAACCATTCTTTTAAATATGCCATATGTTCTATACAATCACATAAATCTCTACCAACTTTTATTATTTCATATTTTCCATCGTTTTCAAAATTAATTTTGTCAATACTCCAAGCTTGTGAGTCATTGTCATCTCCAATACTAAACCATATACCATTAAGTGAAATCACTTCTTGTATTCTATTTCTTACATCTGATTTTGTTATTCTAAATATAATTGATATTTCTCTTCCTGATACTATTTCTATTGCTTTTTTAAAATCTGAATAACCTAACTGTTTCATTTTAAATATCCTTAATCTTTTTCTTACCCAAACTATACCAAACTAAAACAAAATTTACCAAACATTCCACAAAATAAAAATATAAATTAATCTAACTGTAACAATTAGTTACAAAGATTATGATATAATTATCGTAATTCGTTGATTTAGTAATTAATGAAAATAACCTTTTGTAAGGAATACGCGTATGACATTGGAAGAGCTACAAGCATTAGTTGAAGAGTTAAAAGATGGTAATTCAAAGTTATCTGAAAATAACAAACTTCTTAATACTCAACTAAATAAAGAGAGAAATAAAAACAAAGAGCTTAATTTAGAAGATTTTAATAAACTAACTGAAAAAGTAGAACAATTAGAGTCGGAAAATTCTAAATTAAATGGAACTATCAAGCTAAAAGATATCGAAGTACAAAAGCTTAGTACATCATTTCAAGAAGCAAACGGGAAGTTAGAGCAATTATCTTATGATGATGCAATAACTAAAGTAGTTGATAGTTTAAAATTAGCTGGAAATAAACAAGCAGCTAAAAAGCTATTAAAAGCTGATGCAACATTTAAAGATGGTGTATTAAGCTTTGGCGATAAGAATGTTGAGGATTATCTAAAAGACTGGACTTCGCCAACTGGTGAGGGATATTCATATTTAGAGGGAACTCAACATAATGGTGGTGGTTCTAATGGTGGTGGGAATCCTCATCCAAGCGACCAACCAAAAACAAGAACTGAAGCTTATGCTGAAATGTTCAAATAAAATAAAAAGGTACTAAAATGGCAGTTAAAAATATTTATAGAGATATTGCTTTACAAGAAGCTAAAACTCAAAGTGTAATGATAGACCAATTCTTAGAAGAAGCTCCAATCGTTGCAATGATGCCTATGGAAGCATCAACTCATGGATTATCTAATCTATTCGAAGAAGTATCAAGTGTTACTGGTGCTGGGATGGTTGATATTGACGATGAATTACCAACAGTAGACGCTCAAACAGAATTAAAACAAACTGATTTATCTATCTTAGGTGGAACAATGTTTGTAGGTGAAGATAAAGCTAAAAAACTAGGTGGTGCTGCTGCTTATTTTGCTAAAAAAGAAGCTTTAATCTTAAGAAAAACTGGTGAAGATGTAGAAAAAGCAATTATCTATAATAACATTAGAGCTTATTCTATTACAGAAGGAAAAGCTGAATCAGCTGGTGGAAGTTCAAACATTAACTATTCAATCTTAGCTGTTACTTGGACTCCGGGCGAAATTACTGGGCTATACGACCCAAATGGTTTTGGTAATGGAAAAGTATTTGATATTTTACCTATCAATGGTGGTGCAGTTTATGAAAAACTTATTAATGGTAAAAACATATTAGGTTATGGTGTTAGATTAAAATCTTATTTAGGTATTCAGTTAGCTAATAAAAGATATGTTTCTTCAATCGTGAACATTGACTTAGATTCAGGAACTCCAAAGCCTCCAACAGAAAGAATGATGGATAATGTTCTTTTACAAGCAAGAGCCAACAGTTCAACTGTTTTATATATGCACCCAAGAGTATTAACAGAGCTTTTTAATTATAAAGCTTCAAGACTTCAAATGGTTGTTAATCAAAATGATGTTAATAGAACAGTTGCTTACTGGAATGGAACTCCTATTGTAACTTCTTACAACTTCTTAGATGCTTTAGAAGGTAATGTTACAATCGCATAAGTTGAGTGGATTAATTTCCACTCTTAAATAAATTAAAACAAGGAAATAAAATGGCTATTGGAAAAATATCAGAAGAGCTTAAGTCTGCTCAGGATTATTTATTTAACGATGCAACAGTTACAGCAAATGCAACTTTAACTGGCGATGCAAACTTAGTTGGTGGTGCTCAGGCTGCACTTGAAATCGTAGTAAATGTAGGAAGTGTAGCTATTGCTTTAGCTGATACAAAAGTATTAACTATCTCTTTAACTGGAAGTGATACAGAAGGTGGAAGTTTTACAGCTTTAGAAACTTTATACACGGTTGCAGCATCAGGAGCTACAACTTTAGCAGCTGGTACAGAATTAGCTAGATATGTAGTTAAACCATCAGACCCACTTTATGTTAAAGCAGTAGCAGTAAACAATGATGCAACTTTAACTGGTAAAATCGAAGCATATATTAGATACATAGCGAGATAGTTATGAGTATCTATTTATGCTCTGTTTGCAATAAGTTTCACGAAACAAAAGCTGAAATGAAAAATTGTAAGCATACAAAAGAAGTAGAGAAAGTTAAAGTTTTAGAAGATAAAAAAGCTAAAACTAAAGAAAAATAGTTTATAATCTGATTATATTTTCTATTAAAGATAAGGGAGTTTAATCGCTCCCTTTTTTTATGCCCGTAATTATGTTAAAATAAGAATAAAATATAAAGGGCTAAAATGCTGATAATTGAGTCTGGAAATGGTGATTCTAATAGTGAAACATACAACGGAACTGATTTTATAGATGCTTACTTTTTAAAACGAGGTATTACCGAATGGGCTACACTTACAAATAAAGAAGCATTGGAAGTTCGAGGAATGGACTTTTTAGAGAATAACTATACTTACTTAGGTACTAAGCTAGTATCTACTCAGGCTTTATCTTTTCCCCGTGTTATCAATGGAGAAACTGTTTTGCCTCCACTGGCCTTAAAAAATGCACTTTGTGAATTAGCTTTAAAGGCAAATAGTGGGGATTTACTACAAGATACTGGCAAAACTACAATTAGAGAAAAAGTAGGTACATTAGAAGTTGAATACGACTCTAATCAAGATGATTTAACCTCTTACAATTATGTAGATAAACTATTAGCTCCGTATTTAGTTTCAACAAGTTCATTTAGTTATTCTATTTCAAGAGTTTAGAATAACTTTAATGATATAATTTGATATTAAATTAAAGGGGTTTAAAAATGAGAGAATATGATATAAGTACAAAAAAAGAATATAAAGACATAAATCAGGATTTAATTTGTAGATTTATATCTATGAAAGTTGTTCAAAAATATAAAGATATTGAATCTTTAAAAATGGGTTTTAAAAGAGATGTAACTGAATATCAACTTGATTATGGAGAAGTTGAAAAGGTATTAGGTTGCATTTATATAGAAATTGATTTTATATATAAAGGCAAATCAAGAGATATGAATTTTAGTTATTATAATGAAATTCAAGTAATTAGAGATATAATTGAATATTTTAATAATTTAAAGTAAAAGGTTTTAAAATGAATATAGATTTAGATGAAGAGTTAAAAAAATTTAAGTTAGATGCAATAGTTGAAGATTTATATCTTGGAGAAAATCATAAAAAAATAATAATAGTATTTTATATAGAAATAGAATTAGATACTATTGGTTCTTTTATGCAATTAATGAAACATAGTGAAGATATTAACTTTAAAGGACTTGTATATAAATTTCATAATTATAAAGTTTCAGACCTTGTAAGTACAAGCTTAGAGAAAAAATATAGAATGTTAGAGTTTTTCATACTAGAAAAAGACAAAAGAGGGGATAATGTACAATCTTGCAAAAGTTGTAAAGGTGTAGGATTAATTAATGGTGGTGGATATACTGTTGATTGCAAAATACTAAGTAAACTTAAAGACCTAGTAGATTATGAAAATTTTTGCTGTTCTGAATATAAAGAAAGATAAGGGATTATAAAATGGGTATATTAAAATGTGAAATAAATATGGAAGATATTAGCACTAAAGAAATATTTGACATAATTGTAGATGGTTTCGATGAACTATCAGTTAGGCTAAATGATGATAATGTAAGTAATAAAAAAAAGAAAAAGATAATTAAGTTTATTGCTAAATATTTAAATGAAGATGATGTTAATAAGAATTTAGATGTTGCTTTAAAGAATGGCGTAATTACTAGGGAATATTATCTAGAAAAACAAATAGAAGAGTTATATAAACAAGGCTTAATCGATGAAAAATGTTATAAATGGGCTTTAGAGGCTGTAAATGACTAGCAATGACAAATGGGCTTTACCTTTAGCTACTAAACTAATTAAAAAAAGTGGAAAGCTAGTTATATATAGAAAAGTAGTAGAGGGAAGTTATGACGGAGAAGCAGACATTAGTATAATTGGTTCAACTACTGATTATCCAATTAAAGCACTAATACAAAAGCCTGATATTAGATTGATAGATAACAACTTGATTAAATCTACAAGCTTAGTTTTAATGATTGCTAGCAGTGATATAACTTTTAATATTGAGTTACAAGACACTATCTTGATTGAGTCAATAGTATATAAAGTATCTGTGATTAATCCTACTTATAGTGGCGAAATGATTGCTTATTATGAATTAGTGGTTAATATTTAATGGCTAAAAGCTTTGAATTACAAATGAAAGAATTTGAGAATATGACTACCGATTCTGCTGAATTTCTATTTAGACAAGTATGTTTTGATTTATCAGATGGAATAATTACAAATACTCCAATCGATTCAGGAAGAGCCAAAGGAAACTGGCAACCTGATATTAATAGAGTAGAAAATAGTCAATTAGATACGGAAGATAAATCAGGTAGAAAAACAATAGCTAAAGTTAATGCAACTACTAATAAATTACAATTAGGACAATATTTTACACTAACTAACAATTTAGATTATATTGAAAAATTAGAGTTTGGCTTATATCCTAATCCAGTAAAAAAAGGAAGTCCAATTAAAGGAACTTCAAATCCAGTTAAATATGAAGTATTAACAAGTGGAGGATTCTCAAAGAAAAGTCCTGCTGGAATGGTGGGCGTTACTACTATGAGATTCCAACATATAGTTAGCCAAAATATAAAGGAAATAAAAAAATGAGATTTCAAAACTTTGTAAATCAAGCAAATAAGGATATTAAATAACCTATTTGCTTGATAATTTTTCTAGTTTCTTTTTGAGAGAATATTCCTTTAGATATTTTTTTCTATGTTCTTTATTTTTTTCTTCCCACTCTTTTCTTTTTGATGATAAATTTTCTTTATTTTTTTCTCTATATTCTTTTCCTTTCAAACTCTTTGTTTCTTTATTCTTTTCATACCATTTTTTTGCAGACTCTTTTACTATTTCTTTATGAGTATCCCTATATACTTTTTGTTTATTATTTACTTTTTCTTTATTAATTTGTTTCCATTCTTTAGAAGATTCATTTCCACAATTAATACATTTTCCTGAACTGTTAATATTTTCTATTTTGAAAATTTGTTTGCATCTAGTGCATAGTTTTTTATTTTCTTTTATTAAAATTTTATTTTCTAATCTTACCGAACTTATAATTTCTTTTTTAAGCTGTAGTGATAAATTTGTTTTTAATTCTATATTGTGTTTTTTTCTACATTCTTTACATTGTGGATTTAATCCATCTTTTTTACTAATACTTTTATGAAACTCACTAAATTCTTTAGTTTGTCCACACTTATTACAAGTCTTCATCATTAGCCTTATAATCAATAAGTTTTTTATCATTATCTTCTTTAAAAATATTAACAGAAATATCTTTTAAATCAAAACCTAATTCTTTGGCTCTAATCATTGTATCACAAGCTTTTAACTCTGTATTATATGTTTGAGTTATTGCATTTGCACTAGCAATAATCATTTTTGTATCGTCTGCATTTGCAGTACCTCTTTTTACTCTTGCTATTTCATCAAATAAAGCATTTCTTAGTATTTGCATTTCAGTCATTTTAAACCCCTTTAATTTTTATAATCCAACTATACCAAACTTAAATTAGCAAATCAAGCATTTAGATATAATATACAAATAAATTTAAAACTATGTAACATTATGTAACAAAAGGAAATTAAAAATGAGTTTAAATAAAATTTATACGGCATTCGCAACTAAAATTAATACAGTCACTCCACAACTTCCAACTGTTTGGGAAAATAAAAAATACGACCCAGTAGTCGGAGTAGATTATCAAGAAGTCTTTATCTTACCATCATCTAATAATGTTCCATATATAAATGAAACAAGCTATGAGATGGAAGGATTCGTACAGATAACTTTATGCTATGGATATGATGAAGGCAGAAGTAAAGCAATGGATAGAGCTAATCTGTATATGGGATTATTTCCAGTCGGTACAGTTTTAACTATTGATTCTTTAAAGATTAGAATTAAGGGAGTACCTCAAATTACTAATCTTGGAGTTGATAATGGTAGGTACAAAATAGCGTTAAGGGTAGGCTTTTTAGCTGTGTTATAATTTATAGTTAAAATTTTAATTATAAAGGACAATTATGAGTATTCAATCAGATGGATTAGATTGCTATTTGTTAGCTACTACGGCAGCAACAACAACACACGCTGAAATTACTACGGCTATATTGACGGGTAAAAGAATCGGGAAGATTAAAGATATGGGTGAAATTGGTGGTTCAAGACCAGTTCAAACTACTACTTATATGTCTAGCGATGATGCAGAAAAGGGATTAGGTGCAGCTGAGTACGGAAACATCAATGTAAGTTGTACTTTTGAACCAGCTGATATTACTGGTCAAAAAGATTTAAAAGATATGTTTGATAGTAACACAGCTAGACAGTTTGTAGTAAAAGAATCAGACGGAGCATTTACTGTATTTCCTTGTCTTTGTTCTTCTTCAAAAAGAACTTTTGCAACTGGTCAATTGGTAGCATATACTGCCATTGTTGAACAAAATGGAAAAGAAGAAAGAAGAGTTGCTGCTTAACATTAAAGGCTAGACTAAAAACCTAGCCTTTTTTACTTACTTTATGCTATAATTTTCTAAATTAAAAAAGGAAGATTATGCAAATATCAAAACTATCAAATTTAAAATTAGATGACGCTAAAGAGTTCGAAGTACTTGACCCTATTACTGGTAAAAGAAGTCAATCTTACAATCCAAAAACAAAATCTTATGATGAAACCCCCGCATTTATTTCAATCTATTATGCTGGTTCTAAAAAGATTAAAAAGCTACAATTAGAACTACAAAGAAAAGCTATTGAAGCAATAAAAGATAAAAAAGAAATTCCAGCTGAAAAACTAATTGAAGATATGTTTTTATTTGAAATAGTTGCGGGATATAGAGGGTTTAAAGACGATAAAAACAAAGAGTTAGAATTTAACGAAGCTAACACTAAATTACTATTAGATATTCCATATATTAGAAGCCTAATTGAAGAAGTTAGTGCAAATATGGGAAACTTCTCGGAGAAGTAAGCAACAACTTACTTCTTTTTGTTAGACAACTAGGATTTTTAAGGGCAAGTCCTGATAAAGACTATAAGCCTAAAGATAGTGTAACTTGGTATGATTTATATAATACTCAAGGTATAACAGTAGACTTCCCAACTCTTAATTGTGGTGGGTATCTATTAGAACACTTAGAGAATATGGGCTTTTATATGTCAAGTGGTATGGGAATGATTCCCTTAACTTTTCAAGAAATTAAAGCTTATATGGAATTAACTAATAACCCTTTAAATAGCGAAGAAGTATTACTTATTAGACAAATGAGTCAAGCTTATATCGCTGAATTAAACGATACTAGAAACGAAAGAGAAGCTCCTTATTTAATTAATTAAGTTTTATTATTGTAATATTTGATTAGAAAAGAAGAGGAGCTTTAAATGACACATATAGAAAAGTTTTGTAGTAGTTATGATATTGAAAAGCATATAGTAGTAGAATTATTTAATAGGCTTTATAATATTTTAGACTCAAAAAAAGATAGAGTATTATTTATAAATTTAATAATTAAATCTTGCAATATGTCACTTTCAACAAAAAAAGATGTTTTAGTTTTATTTGATAATTTAAATCAAATTCTAAGTAATAAATATTTTAAGTATAAAAAACTAAATTTAATATTTGAATTGTGTCCTCACTTTGCTAAAATATTATCACAATCATTAAATATGACTATAAATGAAACTAGAAAATTATTTGATAAAAATAAAATATCAGTTGATTATATAATTAATTTAATAGCAACTCAATCAAAAAAGCACACATTCTAAATACACTATAATATCTTTATATAACTATAAGGGTATTATTTTGGAAAATATCGCACAACTTGGAATAAAAGTAGATTCAAGTAGTATAAAACAAGCTACAAACGAACTATCTAAACTTACAACACAATCAGGCAAAACTGAAAAATCAACTAATGCACTAACAAGTGGATTCTTAAATCTTAAAAATGCAGTAATTGGTTATGCTTCAATTCAAACAGCAACACAAATTATAAATACAGCTGATAGTATGAATCTATTAAATGCTAGATTAAAATTAGCAACAGCTTCAACAGCAGAATATACATCACAACAAACAGCATTATTAAATATCTCTAAACAGTCTTATACTGGAATATCAGACACTATAACTCTATTTACTAAACTAAATCCAGCTTTACAACAAGTAGGAGCTACAACAGATCAAGTTAATAGCGTAGTTGCTTCATTTACTAAAGGTTTACAATTAGGTGGAAGCTCGGCAGCAGAAGCATCAAGTGCAATATTACAATTTTCTCAAGCTATGGGAAGTGGAGTTTTAAGAGGTGAAGAGTTCAACGCTATTAATGAAGCATCGCCTAAACTTATGTCCTACCTAGCTAAAGGATTAGGAGTTGCACAAAGTGAACTTAGAAAAATGGCTGAGAATGGTGAATTAACAGCTTCAAGAGTTTCCAATGCTTTATTAAAAGTAAAAACAGATATTGATAGAGATTTTGCAACATTACCCGTAACAGTTGGAAAAGCATTAACTAATCTAAAAACTGATTTATCTTTGGCTATAAATGATATTGATACTGCAACGGGTGCAACTCAATCATTAGCCAATGGAATAGTTAGTTTTAGTAATAGTATAGGCTCAATGTCTAAAGATATTATTGAATTTTACAAAGAAGCTAAAACTTTTATAAGCGAAAATGAAACAGCTTTTAATATAGTAACAGAGTCAGCTAAGTTATTACTTGGAACATATTTAGCATTTGGAGCAACTTCATTAGTATTTACAAAGGTTACAGAGTCAATTATAGCTATGAGAGTAGCAATGGTTTCAATGACTGCTGCAACTCCAATTATAGGAGCAGTATCTTTAGCTATTTATGCACTATCTAATTCATTTATTGAGGGAAAAATTAGAACTGATAACTTAGGAAAATCAGTTGATGAATTAGCAAAATCTTTAGGAACTTTAGAATTAAAATCTAGGCTAGTAGAAGTTAATAAAGAATTAAAAGAAATGGATACTAGATTTAAAAATTATTCTGATTCTCAAAAGCTTATGTATCAGGGTGGATACGATATGGCTTACAAAGAAAAGGTAAAACTTGAAGAGTCTATCAAATTAATTGAGAAAAAAAATACTACAAATAAAGACGCTAACCAAATAAGTCAAATTAATGGAAAAATAGTAAGGAATGATATTGAATTAATTAAATTATCAGGAAGTGAATATGAAAAGTTTAATTTAACTTTAGCTGATAAACTTGTAAAAATGCAGTCAATCGGAGCTACTGAAAAAGAATTAAATGAAGCTAGTTTATCTGCAAATAAAGAATTCAATGATAAACAAAACAAAGAATTAGAAAAAGGTAGTAAAAAGCTAGAAGAAACTCAAAAAGCTAGGGCAGAAATTGCACAAATTGGAATGAGTACCTATGATAAATCAATTTCAGACATTACAGCTAAAACAATTGAATGGGTAAAAGCTGGTGTTTCTGAAAATGAAATATTAAGTGCAAAGATAAAACTAGAAAATGAACTAAACTCTAAAAATATCTTAGAAAATCTACAAACAGAATTATCTTACTATGAGAAAAAATTACAACTTCAAAAAGATAGTTTAGATAAAGAGCTAGAATTAAAAGGTATTCAATACGCACAAACAGTTTTAAATATTGAAAACTCAGATAAAACAATTGAACAAAAACAAAAATTAATTGCACTTGAAATGGAATTATATGATGCAACGGTTGAAAGACTAAAAGCTGATAATAATGCAGAGTTTCAAGATACTATTAAATCGTTTCAAGAGGACTCATTAGCTAGACAAATTGAGTTAAACAACGCTATATTCGATTTTGGAGCTGGTTTTAAATCTTCTAATAGCGAAATAATGGAAGTTAGCAAGTCTTTAGCTGCAATGAGTGATGCAAGTTTAAAATCTAAAAAAGCTGAAACTGAATTAAACAAAAAATATACTACTGAATTTACTAAATATGCTGGTGATGTAGAAAAAACAAAAGAGTTAGAGCAACAATACACTAAAGATACTGATTTATTAAACAAACAATCTATTAACAATCAGATTTTAGGTTATGCAAATATTGCTGGAGCTATTAGTGGAATGTTTCAACAAGGGAGTAAAGAAGCTGCAACTTTTCAAGCTGCACAAACTGTTTTAGCATTAGTTGAGGGTACAAGAGCAATATTAACTGCTGGAACTGGCGACCCTTACACGGCTATTCCAAGAATGGCTGCAATGGCTATTATGGTTAAATCATTATTAGGGAATATTGGTGTAGCTTTAGGAATGAGTGGCAGCAATATAACTACTGGCGATAGTTTCTCAATGCAAAAAGCTAATACTGGAACTGGTAGCGTTTTAGGTGATACTTCGAAAGCTAGTGAGTCAATTACTAAATCTTTATCTATTTTAGAAGATTATGCAAAACCTGAATTTAGACTTTCTCAACAGATGTCAAAATCTTTAGAAAGTATTGATAGCAAAATAGGTGGTGTTACTTCTTTATTGCTTCAAAATTCAGCTACTGCACTTGGAACGAATTATACTGGTGGTTTTGATACTGGTTTTAAAAATAATAATTCAGGAATATTACTACAACCAATTAATGAAATAATTTCTAAAATTCCAGTTTTAGGACAAGTAAATGGAATATTTGGAAGTATAATTAATTCTGTTTTAGGTGGAGTTTTTGGTAAAACATCTGTATCACAATCATTACAAGATTCTGGAATTACTTTTGCGAATGCTTTATTAAAAAATGCTATCACTTCATTCAATGGAAGTGCATATCAAACAATAGCTACAACAGTAAGTAAAAAATCTTGGTTCAGTAGTTCATCTAGCACATCATTAAAAACTGTATTTACTGGATTGGATAAAGAGGTAAATAATCAATTTTCTTTAGTATTAAAAAACCTTTATGATACTGTATATCAAGCTGGAAATGCTTTAGATATTAATTCTAAAACTTTAGATACTAAACTAAATAACTTTATAGTTTCAATTGGTAAAATTTCACTAAAAGGTAAAACTGGAACTCAAATACAAGAATTATTAACTTCTGTATTTGGAAAAATTGGAGACGATTTAACAAAAGCTGTAATTCCAACTATTACGCCATTCCAAAAAGTAGGAGAGGGAACATTAACAACTTTGACAAGAGTTGCAAGTGGAATGGAACAAGCTAACTATTTTATCGATAGATTAGGTAGCACATTCAAAAAGATAAACTTTACTTCTATAATAGATAAACAAGGAGATGTAGGATTCGAAGCACTTTATCAATCGATTCTAAAAGTTGAAAAAGGTGCAAACTTTAATAATATTTTATCAACATTAAGTGGAACAGCAGAAGAGCTTTATAGTGCTTACACTTCTTTAGATTTAATTAGAGATAGACTTACTTTTCTAGGCAAAGGTTTAGATGGTTTATCAATTGCGTCAATCACTGGGGCTGGTGGACTTGAACAATTAAG